CAGGGCGCCGAAAACGGGGGCTGGCCGGTTTCCCATTTTGGCGAAAAATCTCTGGTCGACAGTATATATATACAGACCTGTGCGGTTGGGGGAATCGGGGTGGCTGGGGCTGGTTGCTGGCGGCTGGTGCTGGTTTCCACAGGTTATTCACAGGTTTTCCACAGGTTGGGTGGGTGTCTGGTTCGGGCCCCCTGGGGCGGGGGCCTGGGGGTCTGGTCCTTCTGGTAGCGGGCGAACTGGTGTTCGGTCCTGGGTCCCTTGTCCCCTGGATGGTGTGACACAAGTCACACAGTGACATCCGTCACAGGCCCACAGGCTCCAGGCCTGGAAGCCTAGGGACTGGTCACAGGGTCTAGTGTCCGTGACCGTATCAGGGCAGGAGACAGGGCAGGAGGGAGCGGGCGGCGGGAGGGTCTGGGGTCGGGTTGTTCGGTGTCGCTGATCCGCGGATCGGTGTGGTTCTGGGTGTGACGGATTTCACAGGAGAATAGGGGCTGGACTTCTTGACATTTGTCGGCGGGTATGCACGGTAGTCATCGCCGACCACAGTGGTCGGCAACCTACAAGAAGGAGACAGAAGGAAATGGAAGACAAGACACAGGAAATCTTCAGCGAGTGGGCGGAGAGCGTGAGCGCTCCCGTCTGGTTCGTTGAGGCGGTCGGGCACGCTGTCGGCAGCATCTGCGAAGACGCCCCGCTGTGCGACTTCATCGACGGGGCGAATGACGAGATGCTGGACAACGCGGCGAGTGCGGCCGAGCCGGTGTGGGATGAGCAGGCGCTGGAACTGATGGAGTACCCAGACACGGCGAATGTCTGGGACTTGGCGACCGAAAACCTGGATGACGACGACCTGGGTCGTCTGATGCGAGAGAGCGGACCGCACGCCGGCGTTGCGCACATCGCGCGGGCGGGCTTCTTCTGGATGTTCCGCGATTGTGTGGCCAGCCAGTTGGAGCGCATCGTGGAGGAGTTGGCGGAGATGTCGCCCGAGTTCGGTCGGCTGGCTGGCGAGTGGCACGGAACACTGAACGAACTAGTCGAGGCGTGCGAGAACTTGGAGGTGGCGCCTGCTTGACAGCGGCGCCAACCTGGGAACGGTAGAGAGCAACAAGGAAAGGACAGAGAGATGACATCAACGAGAACGAAGGCAGCGACGAAGAGGGCGAACAAGTCGGTCACGCTTGGCCGGCTTCTGCTTGGCGAGTGGGTGAGCGTGCCGGTGTGGGTTTGGACTTACACGAATACGCGGATCCGCGACAACTCGCAAGTGGTGGGCACGGACTACTCGGAACGTCTAGCCGGTGACAGTGAGGCGAACCGCTACCGCGCGAACTCTGACGCTTACAAGGCGGAAACCTTGGTCGGGTTTGTTGTTGGGTCTTCTCGTCTGACTGACGGATCTACGATCTTGGACATCTGCGTGAATGGTGAAGACCGTGTGTCTGTGCGGTTTGGTGCGCGTGGGAAGAAGGCAACGGCGGAGTATCGCTTCGCTGGCCCTGCGTCGGTGCGTGTGGTGCGTCCTCCTGCTGATGTGAAGGTGCGCGGATCTTGGCTTCTCTATCTGCTGACCGCTGCGGTCGGCGGTCGCCGGTATCGTGTGATCCCTGTGGCGGAGACGGTGCGCGACTTTGGTGCGGAGGTTTTCGGATCCGCGGAACTGGCGGACACGGTCGCCGGTTTGTGCGACGGCTGGGATGGGTCGGTTGGTGACCTCATCGAGACTGCGCGGGCCCTGTCGTGAGTATCGCCGGCCCGTGCTTCTTCTGTCAGCAGCCTGTTCCCTGGGAGGACGAGGAAGGCAACGATGCCCGCGAGTTCCAAAACGAAGACGGGACCGACGGGTTCGTGTGCGAGGAGTGTTGCGACAGTGAGACCTACTGGTGTGAGTGCTGCTTGGTTTATGTGACGCGCATAGGCGAGCCGAACGAATGGGAGGCCGAGGGCGTGAATGTCTCGGCGTGGGTTGGCGGCGAGTATGCCTATCTTTGTTCGTGGTGTGCTGGTGTGAAGTATGAGAGCGCGAAAATGTGGGCTGACCTTCTTCCCGACGACGAGCAGCGCGAGGCGGCGGCGGTGCTGTGGTCGGAGGGTTGGACGCTGACCCGTGAGGACCTGGCCGACACGGTGCGGGCACTGTGACAGGCGGCACACCCGCCGGTAGGGCGGGCGGAAACCCCGTCCTTTCCAGTGACCTGAGGCCCTCGCGTCTTGTTTAGACGCGGTGCCTGATACGGTTCAGGCGTCCTTGTGTGTGTTCCAGTCTGTCTTTGAGCATCTGGTTTTCTTCTTCGAGTTTGGCGATCTTGTCTTCGAGGGCTTTGCGGGTCAGCATCTCTGCGAGGTTGTCTTGGTGTGTGGTTGCTTGGAGATGTTCCGGCCTGACGCACGCACGGTTGCCGCAGCGGTGGTGGACTACTGCCCCGTCGGATAGTTCTCCGATGAACAGTTCGTATGCGACACGGTGTGCGCGTCTGGGTTTGTTGTCCAGTTTGAAGCGCCCGTATCCGTTCGCGTCGAGCTGCCCTTGCCAGATGTCGCAGCCTTCTGTCCTTTTGGTGAATGCTGTGAAGCGTTGCTCTATGGTTGGCACGCCTGTTTATTGTGCGCGACCTTCTCAAAATCGCACACATCGGAGAGCAGAAGGACTGGTCACTCTCCGTGGTGGCAGCTCACTAACAGTGGTGAGTGCTATCTCGCTGACCGCCCGAACAATCGAGCAGGCGCGTCGCTTCCGCAGAGCGCCGCTCGCTCGATTGTTCGACAGCATAAGGGTAAAATGGTGTGACAAACATCACACCGAAAACAGGCCGAACCTACTTGACACCCTGTTGGATAGTGGCACATTCTAAGAAGCCAGGCACAGTGTCTGGTAGCTCAACTACAAAGGAGACAAACCAAAATGAGCAACGACATCATCAACAAAATCAACACCCGCGCAGTGGTCACGAAGGCGCTCGGCATCAGCGATGACGGCTACACAACCCTTATCAACACGCTGAACCGGCTCGACTATCTCGAGGCCTCCGACTTCCGTCGCGGCACCCCACTGTTTACCGTTCTTCGTTATACGGCTGCGTTGTTCAGCGCTGACCCGAAGAAAGCCGCGGCTGCTATGCTCGCCATCAGCGGGTCGAAGAAGTGGTCGCTTCCTATGCTGATCGAGATCCTAGAAGACATTGACGGTGTCGTGTCTGTCGCACAGGTTGCGTCGGTCATCGAGCTTGCTCGTACCGGTATCTCGTATGCTGAAATCACCCGTCGGACTGGCGTCCCGCAGGGTGCTTGCGGTCGGGTCGAGAACCTGTTCGGTTTCCAGCAGCGCCGTGAGGACGAGGCGATGGATGCTGCTATCTGGGCTGTGCAGCGTGGCTTGTCTTCGCACAAGGCGCAGGCACAGCATCCTGTGCTCAACCGTTTCGGTCAGTGGAATGTCAATAAGTTGATGGGCAAGGCCCGTAAAGTGTTGGCAGAAGTTGAGGGTTTGTGATGGGAGGCGTGGTCTGGTATGCGATACAACGATTGGCGAGAGTTCTGGGATTGGTTAGAGAGCGAGCGCAACGCCTTCCTTTTTTCTATCTTGAACCGGCAGAGTTCTGCGACGAGTATTGCGACTGTGGTTGCCAAGATGGATGAAACGTTCTTTGATGCTGGCCGCATCGTCATCGATGACGGCGAAGTAAAACTCTATCTGGACAGGAAGACGCTGCTCAACGACAACCTGGTTGCGATGCGCATCGCTGTGCATCTGCTGCTGAATGTTGGGCGTTCGCTGCCTATGGCCGTGCAGTTCCTGATGTCTGAGGGTTTCTCCCAAGGTGAGGCCGAAGCTATCTGTTCGTTGTTCAACGAATGGCAGGGTACTTTTGATGATCTTCTATCGACTGCGAAGATGCTATGAGCGGCTTCGTATCTGCCGGTGGTGCGGCTTTCAGTTCCGCATCCGATAACTGGCCGACCCCGAAAGCATTCTACGATAAACTGGACAAGGAGTTCGGCTTCGTTCTCGATGTGGCAGCATCATCTGCGAACCATCGAGCCCCAGCCTGGTATGGTTTGGACCACGCGGACCTGTCACGGCGTGACGGTCTCGCGCAGGACTGGGCTGCCGAGGCTGCACTTCTTGGTGGTGCTGTGTGGATGAACCCTCCGTATGGTAGGGCAATCATCAACTGGGTGGCGAAGGCTGATGCTTCGGCGCAGGCTGGCGCAACTGTTGTGTGTCTTGTGCCGTCACGCACAGATACCCGCTGGTTCCACGATCATTGCGCACAGTACGAGTTGCGGTTTGTGAAAGGCCGGCTGAAGTTTGGTGACGCGAAGAACAGCGCACCGTTCCCGTCTCTTCTGGTGGTGATGCGTAATGTCTGAGGCTGTGACAAGCAGGGCTGGGGCGTGGCACCAGTCCAAGGTCGGAACTATTCTCGACACTTGTGCGAGGCAGTATGCGTTGCAGTATGTGGCGCAGATACAGACACCTGAACCGATGTGGGCTATGGCTGGGACCGCATACCACGCCGCTATTGAGGCGCACGAGTTAGCGCGTATGTCGGGGATGGTGTGGTCTCAGGCTGACACGGAAGCGGCAGCGCTGTCGGCGCTGTCCGCTGCCGGCGCACCAGCTGACCTGGGTGACGAGGTGCTTGCGGCTGTGTATCATTTCTTCAACTCTCCTGACAAGGAGCTGGGCGTTACTGTACGCGACTATCTATGCGGTATGACACCATTGAAACTGGAAACATACTTTCGTACAGAACTTATCGACGGGTGCCTGCCTTTGGCTGGGACGTTTGACGGTTTGTATCTGGACGCTGACGGGAACCCGCGGCTCATCGATCATAAGACGGCCGGCAACTTCAACAACTGGGGCAGGAACGGGGAGACGCACAGGACGCAGGCGTCGTTCTATTCGGCGTGCCTTGTCGCTGCACCCGAGTTCCCTGAGGTGACCGCTTTGCCGCAGGTGGATTATCTGGTGGTGAGGAAGCAGCGCGGTAAGTCCAAGTCTTTTGACGGGGCGCGTATCGTGTCTGTCCAACCTGACCTTCACGATGTGGCCGTTCTCGGTAGGCGTGTCCGTGAGGCGCAACATTTGGCGGACGAAGGGGAGTTCCTCCCGAATCCTGCATCGATGTTCTGTTCCGTACAATGGTGTCAGTTTTATGACAGATGCCAGGGGACGGGGGAGCTGGCGGGCCCGTGGGAACGGGTGAGTGCAGTTATTGAGGGAGCCGGTACAGTGGTAGAGGTCCGTGGCGATAGGCGTCACGGCATCCCGAACAAGGAGACAGAGCAATGACAGAAAACTACGACGACGAAAACAACACGACGGTGTTCACACCAGGGACGGCTGTCGAGTCGTTCACTGTGAGCGTGACCGTCAGCAAGAAGCATCTCGGTGACTTGATCAGCATCACAGTTGGCGAGACCCGCAAGGGCGAGGAGCTGCTCACCGCAGGTGAGGCAGCGGTCGCACGCCGCGAAGTTGCTGAGGAGCTGTTGATCCAGGCGAACGCAATCTGTAAGGAAGAAGTCGCATCGCGCGGCTCGGTGCAGATGGCTGCTGTCACTACCGGTTTCACGCAAACCGCAACCACTTCGACTGTGCCTGCCGGTACGATGACGATGACCGCACCTGTCACCGGCAACGGTGCTTCTGCTGTTGTGTCCGTTGCTAATGGTGCGCCTGTCGGCAACGACGGCTGGATGTCTGTGCCTAACAAGTTCGGTGATGGCGAGATGCGTTTCCTCACCACCGCTGCGTTCTCTTCGCAGCAGATGGAACAGTCAGTTCAACAGTGGCTGCTGTCTAAGAACTTGAACCCTGCGTTCTTCAAGGTGTGGGACAACCGTCCTGGTCAGCGTGGCTTGGAGGCCGGCGTGTCTCAGGGCTGTGTTGCGAACATCAAACTGCAGGAAGGTGCGCCTGGTTCGGAGCAGCTTGGTAAGGCTGCTGCAGCACGCGTGAAGTTCAACAACAACGGCAGCCTTTACATTTGGCTGACGAAGGAGTTCGAAGCCGCGTTGAAGTTCGTCGGCCAGATGCTCGCACCTGGTGGTGCACCAGCCAGTAACCCGTTCCAGTGAGCGGGACGGATCCATTCAGGGATTCGAGACCTGCCGCGTTGAATCGTCTCCTTGATGCGGCCGCTGAGGGGGGCACCACTGCTGTGGTGCTCCCTTCTGGCGATGCCGAAGCTGTTGCCGAGTATGTTCGGCTGTTAGAGATTGCTGCTGTGACTGTTGCCACAGCGCTCGAGTTGATTTACACTGGACAAGAGGTGGAGTTCGATGCCTGAGATACTGGTAGTAGACCCTATGGAGCTGGCCGACAAGTTCGGTTCCGACTTTGTGGAGGAAGGCACCTGGCAGGGTGCGACCTCTATCGCAGAGGAACTTGACATCGAGGTAGGGTCTGAGGATTTCCTGGAACTGTACGAGCAGGTGAAGGAAGCGCTCGGCTGGGCATCCAACTTCGCGATGCAGGTGTGCCATACTTCGCTGCAGGTGATCAATCTGATGCTAATGTCTGGCGACTTCTGGCTGCAGGTTGAGGAAGGCGAGTCGTCTTTGGGTGCGATCTTGAGGGCGACAGAGACAGTGACAACGGCAAGCCTGATTTCGATAGCGACCATCAAAGCGGGACCAGGCCACGGTATGCTCACCAACGAACAGGTGGGGATGCTTGACAAAAGCACAAGAGTGGTAACATTCTTAGTAGACAACGACAACTGATAGAGACAGGAGACAAAATGAGTTCAGTTGGAATGACAGCAGAGCAAGTGATCAACGGCGTGAAGTCCGCATCCAAGCGGCCGACGCGTCGTATCCCGACAGGGTTCGCCATCATCGATAAGATGACTGGCGGAGGTGTCGGTGCTGGCGAGGTGTGCCTCGTCATCGGTAAGTCTGGCAGCGGTAAGTCGCTCGTCGGACAGAACATTGTTGAAGCGAACCTTGACAAGGCCGGCGTGTTCTTCTCGCTAGAGATGCCAGGTATGCTGTGCTTCGCACGCAGCCTTGCGCAATACACTGGCATTGACTACTTCCAGGTGTTCGACACGATGAACCAGGAAGGTGAGTTGAACGAGAAGCTTGTCGAGAAGATGGGCGAATGGCAGGAGGCGCACGAGAAGATGTACCTCGTGACGCGTTCCACTCTCACCCTTGACGAGATGTCATCCGTGTTGGCCGAGTGTGAAGAGAAGCTTGGCGAGAAGCCGGCATACTGTGTCATCGACTATCTGGAACTTGTCGGCGTTGAGGGTGGCAGCGGTGAAGCGATCGAGAACGTGACGAATGTTGCGCAACGGTTGAAGGCTTGGGCTAAGCAGCACAACATTGCTGTGTATGTCCTGCACCAGACGAACAAGAGCCTCCGTCACGGGGACGCGCCCGACGAAGAGTCGGCGCGTTACGGCGGGTTCACCGAAGCTGACGTAGTAATCGGTGTGTGGCGTCCTCACCGCTGGGCACCGCACGACAAGAAGCGCCCGCCAATGTCGGAGCTGACGACAGAAGCGTTGAAGAACTGGATTGCTGTGAACGTCATCAAGAACCGCCCACGCATCGAACTTGATGACCGTGGCTGGCTGTTCCCTCTGCATCGCTCAGGCAAGATTGTCAACGACCGTATGGATCCTCCTCCGTGCCACGCAGGGTTTGGGCCTCTCTGATGAACATTGAACGCACACCAATAGCGAACGACGACTTCAAACGCAAGGTGAATGAAGAGCCGACGCTCGCAGCACGCAGCAATCTTACCGTTCATCTCTTGGCTGAGAACGCAAGGCTGCTCGCACAGATAGAGGAACTGTTGCCGTGGGCTATCACCGGCGCTAAGCGCGGCGTTACAGATTCAACTTGGAATGAGGCGCAAGAGTTGCTGCGCCGCATCGAGTTGGGAGAGTTCGGAGAGCAGTCGTGATGGCCGACCATTCATACCTTCAGCACGTGATGGAAGAGAACGAAAAGCTGCGCAAAGAACTTGACAGTCTGCGCGCTGAAAACGTAGAACTTCCATCGGTGGTACAAGTTGGGCCCTACACATACAGGGTCACAACAGAGAAGAAAGAACCGACAGAGGAACTGTTCGGAGAGTGCGACGTGCACAACCAGGTAGTCTACCTGTATCCTGGTCAGGCCCGCGACTCGATGGCTGACAGCCTGCTGCACGAGATCCTGCACGCCTGCTGGGCGTGCACTGGTATGCACGACGGCAAGTACAACGAGGAACAGGTGGTGCGTGGCTTGACCACGTGGCTGCTGCTTGTGTTGCGTGACAACCCAGAACTGGTGGAGTATCTCACCTATGAGCAGCCGGCACAAGTTGCTAAGATTGTCGAGCAGTTCCGTGTTGTGCTGGAACAGGAGACATCCCAATGAGTTTCCACGAACGTTCAATCCACGAACGTATCTCTGGGCTGGCAGGCAAGCCGGCAGAGAACGCGTTCGAACTGGTGATGGCAGAGCGTGGCCGAATCGTAGGTCAGCAACTGTTCCGTTTCGGATTCGACCAGGTTGACACACGGGACGGTGCAGTGGCTACGTTCCCGCGTGTTATGCGTCACACACCCGACTACATCTCTGTGGGCGGGCATCTGTATGAGGTGCAGGGGTGCGGCAATGACCGCACCCTGACCTTCAAAAAGGAGAAGCTGGAAGATATGTTGAAGTGGGCAGAGTTCGCAGGGCGCGAACTTCGCTGGGCTTTCTTCATCCAAGCTGACGACTGTGTCCTGTTCGCAACTATGGACGCTGTCATCTCCTCACTGTCGGACCCTCGGACGACACAAACCATTCTCGATCCTGACACGCAGAACCCGAAGGAAGCGTGGCGTGTACCTGTGGAAGTGTTCTATGACAAACGAGTTAGAGACTGTTTTGCGGCTGATCGCAAAGTGGGTAGCCGTGGCTAGGAACCCGAAACCCCTACCGTACGACCCGCACCTGGTGGACAGCGGGCAGCTTGCGCCGTTCTTCACTGTCGAAGATGTGTATTTCGAAGGCGACGAGTTCGATGGTGAGGACACCCTCATCCTTTACATAGGCCGGCTGATGGATGACCTGCCTGAGCGTCAGCGTTCCTGTGTGCAGCTTTGCGTTATGAACGGGCATTCCTACCTGGAGGCGTCACGTATGATTGGCTGCTCCGACCAGACGGTGCGCCGCGAATGTTTGCGCGCATTGAAAACCATCCGTGATGCTATCATCGAGTCTCCGTGGGCTGCAGAACTCGACGACCGTATACCGTCGAGCAACACCACACCGCAGGCTGGCTCATCGTTCTTTGACATTTTGAACAACCTGACGGAGGACGAAGACAATGGGTAAGATGAAAGCGCAAGGAACAAGCTGGGAGTCGGAGGTTGTCAAGGACGCCAAGGCTCTGGAGATGGAGGCGCGCCGCCTCGCAGAGGGCGGCAGCGACGACGAAGGTGACGTCGAGGTTTACGCTGACGAGCGCTGGCTTGTGGAGTGCAAGGCTCGCGCCAACCTGAACATCCAGGAGACGCTCGCCAAAGCCATCGAGAAAGGCAAGCAGCAGGGCCACACTGGTCCTGTCGCTGTAGTGTGGAAGCGTCTTGTTCGTGCAGCCGGCAACAGCAAACGCACCCCTGTCGCTGGGGTGCGTGCTGTTGCCATTGTCGAGTATGACCTGTGGTTGGAGATACTGAGAAAGTTGAAGGAGGCCGGCAAGTGATCAAGCAGATAGCGAAAAAGTATGGTGTTGACGACCCGCACGCACGGCGTGTCGGGCGCCCGCAGTTGTCGCGCAAAGAGCGCGCCTACGTTCAGCGGTTGAAGCGCAAATACTCTGAGCTGTTGAGCACGATCACTGTGTCACGCCACGAACTGCTCGCAGCAGCTGCCGGTCAGGACACCAGACTGCTGGTTGCTCGGCTGGCTGAGGAAGGGCACGAGCTTACGGCGATGGCTCTCATCTATAACAACGAGCAGATTGCTGTGTTGTTGGAGTTGAACTCAGGCAAGGCCGAGAATAGCGGCAGCCTCATCGATAGCCCGTCCGAAACGGATTGACGGGTCACGCCTCTGGATTTCCTCGGCAGCCATAAGGACTGCCGGCGGGATGCTCATACCCTCGATCGGGCCCGCTGACGCTTCCGCTGGGATAGGCTGCTGAGGGGCCGCCAGAGGGGCTGAAATAGGGGCGGCTGGTACCTGCATAGGGAGAATGCTCTCGAAGCCAGCAGGCGCCGTCTGAGGGGCCAATGCGGGGATTCTGGGGGCAGGCTGAGCAAACTGCTCCAATGGTGTGGGCTGTGGGGCTGGCTGTGCTGGGGCTGGTGCCGGTTGTGGAGCAACTCGAGGGGTTGGGCGCAGCACCTGCTGTTCCCTGACAGTGGGCAGCTGAGGTCCCTGACCCAAACCCTGGGCCTGCTTGGCGCGCATCTTGGCGACCATAGTCGAGATAGGGTCGAGCGCCATCACTTCACCTTAGGGAGCTTCTTCTGGTTCTGGTAGCGGTCCAGCATACGCCGTCCCTTAGCAGCGAGCGCAGCCGCGTCGCTGCGGTCCTGAGGAACAGGCTCACCCCACGCATTAGCAGACAACGCGAGACGGGTCGGCCGGCCCTTGTCGTCCTTCATAGGACCAGACGGGTTAGTGAAGAACCGTGTAAGGAAGCTGCCTTTGCGGCGCATCTTCTCAGGGGTGTCAGCGGCACCTGTCACACCAGGCTTCAGGTTCGCGCCCTCTTTAGCTTTGAAATGCGCACGGCCACGAGCAGTCAGCCCGCCTTTAGGATCTTTGATCGGTGGTAGCTTCGCCATTATTTCACCCTCGGCAATCTCTTCTTACCTATAGGCGACTTGCCCGACGCCTCCCTACGAGCGTCGGCTGCAGCAGGAGTGTTAGGAACGAACTGTTCACCACGCCGCATACCTTCACGCTTCTTACGTGACGTGGCGGCATACTCGGCGTCGGACAGTTTCTCGATAGCAACCTTAGGTAGGTAGCGTTCACCAGTCTCGAGCGACGGCTTGCCAGACTTCGTCTGCCACTTCTCTTTAGTCCATTTGCTAAGCGAGGCCTGGCTTTCTGTCTTCTCCCCAGAGTATCCGCCGCCAGCTTTCTCGTACCGTTGAGCAAGAAGCTGTGCTTTACGCGCAGACCATTGACCAGGCTTGCCGCCTTCGCTGCCAGCCATAATCTTCTTTTTCAGGTTTTCACGCATCAACGGTTTCGTGTACGACATTATTTCTTTTTGCGCTTCTTAGGCGGCTTCACTTTCTCGGGAAGGTCCTTGCCTTTCGGTGTTTCCTTAGACCACTTCTCAGCAAGCTTGGGAAGACGGGCATACATATAGCGACGCTGAGCGTCAGACTTGAACGGCATCACATACCTCGGCGCTTCTTAGCAGGCGGTCGTGAAGCTGGTCTAGCAGGACGTACAACCGGCTTAGTAGCCGGCATTGGTGCCGCCACTTTCTTAGCTGGTGGGCGTGAAGCTGGTCGGGCCGGTGCAGTAACTGGACGCGGTATAGCCATACGCCGGCGTGCCTCCTCGAGCTGCGCCTGGTTGGCTGCCATCTGCTGCTCGACGCGTGCAGCGTCGAGAGCCTGCTGCAGAACAGGCGTATCCACAGCAGGGTTACCTGTGGCCGTGGACATACCAGGCTGAACCATCGGTGCGGGCATAGGCGCAGGCATAGGGGCCGGCATAGGTGCCGGCATAACCGGCTGGCCCATACCAACCTTCCGTGCAGGTGGACGCACAGCAGGACGCCGTGCCATTCTGTTTCTCAGGTAGTCATTGATGTTAGCCATTGCGGCCCTCCTTGTTTCGGTCTCTTGTCCACACAACCCAGTTGCACCAGGTCGCAAGACGCTGCGGCCAAATGTGTTCTGGTTTATACGGAAGTGTCAGTTCCAACCCTGGCGCCGACGCAACTGCTGCTGTCGCCACGTGATTGGAACAAATCATTCTCTCCTTGTTGTCTGCCCACCCTTTAACTTTGATGCCAAGAATGTGGAGGGCGATACGGAAAATCTCCCCCCACCCATAGGCACGGCCAAGACACCCCTCAGACGCCTCGAGGATACGCTGCCGTTCCCCCTCGTCGCGCCACAGGCGGACAACCTTCGTAGGTTTGCGGGTACGTTTGCGCCAAATGACACCTTCACGCGGGCCGGCCTCAATCGTTTCCCACACCCCATTACCGTGGTCAGTGTGATAAACCCAGCAGTGCCCGTAAATACCGGTAGTGTGGCGGATGATAAACCCAGACAAGCCAACCCCGCCGTCAAACCCGATATCGCCAGGTTCAATGTTGATCCAGTCTGCGTCTCTCACTGCAACCCTTGCTTCTCAAACTCGAGCACAGCCTTAGGTGTCTTGTCACCAGCAACATACCTGACGTGCCAGGGCTCAGACTGGGCTTCCCAGCTGTACCCGTACTTGTCGGCGTTGGCCAAAAGCCACGCCACACAGACACCAGAGATAGAGACAGTCTTGCCGTCCTTCTTCTCAGCCAGGTCAATAGCCAAACCCCAGCCGTGGTTGCTTGTCCCAGGAGTAGCAGCCATAGCAGTCTTAGGTTTCTGCCAGTAGGTGACACCGTCCCACACTTTGGTCGGTCTGCCAGGCAGTTCCTTGTCGGTGTAACGCTGGTTGAACAGCGCAACTTGGCGCTCATAGGAACGATAGTCGCCCACGTGAGCCAGCTCAAACCCAGCTTGACGGGCAGCGTGCGCCAAAGCGCGCATCGCACGGGCAGCCGGCAGCACCATTGTGCCGTTGCCAACCCCGCATTTGTGCAGAAGGTTAGCCGGCACACGGCCGTTCTCAACGCCTTTCAAACAGGCGGGCATACGCACCTTGGATACAGGAAGTTTGCGCATCAGGCGCCAGCCTCCAAGACGGCGAGGATAGCCTTCGCCTTGGTCATCTCGACCATCTCAGCGCGGATAGCTGCACGGCACTCGTCAGCGTACCACAGCTGTGACAGCATAGCAACGAGGTTCAGGTCCTCGATCTCTGCTGCTGCGGCGTGCCTGTTGGCTACGCCGCGAAGGTACTCGAACTCTGCCGGCCAGGCATCGGGGAGCGTGGAGAGGATGGCGTTGTACATAGCGATGTTTGCTTCGTACTGTGTGACCTCTGCTCTGCGGGCCTCGAGAATCTCTTCTTTGGTTGTCATTGTTTTTCCTTTCCTTGTTGGATCAGTATGCGAACACGCCGCCAGATTGGCCGGCGCCTGCTGTGGTTGATGCTGGTGCGCTGTACTTGGTGCCGAAGCCTGAACCATCAGACCAAGCGTAAGCATTGAACGCCGTTCCTGTTGAGCCACGTTGCAGCAACACAGCACCATTAGGTCTGAACGCTATACCTCGTCCGTTTGCACCAGTCACAGCTGTACCAGGGTCTGAGTATTTGGTACCGAAACCAGAGCTTGACCAAGGGTACGCAGTGATAGTTGGAGAGGCGTCGTGTGTTATGGCTATAGCTCCACCGGTAGGTGAGAACGCAAGGTCATATGCGTTACCAGTTGGCAATGTAGCTGGGTTAGATACTTTGGTACCGAACCCAGACGATGACCAAGGATACACAGAGACATACGGGGACGAGTCGTGGGCAACAGCAATGAATGTGTCATCGTCGCTGAACTCGCAGTCACGTGCAGTGCCTGTTGGCACAGTTGCTGGGTTGGCGAACTTGGTGCCAAACCCTGTGCCAGACGTAAACGGGTACACTGTGATACGAGGACTTGACGCTGACGCAACAGCAATGTACGACCGAGTTGAGTCAAACGCTACACCGCGAGCAACACCGACAGGAAGTGTAGCTGGGTTAGAGTATTTCGTACCGAACCCAGATGAAGACCAAGGGTACACGTGTACAAGGGGGCTGGCATCGCCAACATAGGCGATGTCACTGTCATTGCTGGTCCAGCGCACTGCTCTACCAGCGGTACCGATCATTGACGCTGGGTCAGAGAACTTGGTACCGAAACCAGAAGATGACCACGCCCACACAACAATAGACGTAGAGGAGCTGGCTGTCTGCGCCACAGCAGTGCCAGCATAGTTACCAAACACGCCGTTACCCTGCGTTGTAACAAGTGTTGCTGGGTTAGAGAACCTTGTACCAAACCCAGTGCTGTCCGACCAGGGCCACGCATCAATAAACGGGGTGTTAGCGCCGGCAGCCATAATCACCGCAGGGTCTGGACCAGACTTAAACCACTCTTTCCAAGAGCCAGCCACCCTAACCCACGCGGTTGTGACGGTCTTCCACGCACCAGACACTTTGACAGAAACACCAGACACAGTCTTCCAAGTGCCAGCAACTTTGACTTGACCGGTCATGGCGTGTACTTCAGCCAAACGTCACCGTTGGCCCCTCCAGTAGGATCCGATGTGGAGTGCGTGATAAGCCGCACACCAGCAGTATCGGCAGATGTGGTGGACGTCACGTTCAGGTTGACAGTAGGAGTAGACCCTTCGCCAGGTGTGTGCGTCACGCTGATGTTCGTACCTGCCGCCACGTCAGCAACATAGTTACCTGTCGTGTCGGTACCAAGGTTGATTGGGTCGTTCACCCAAGCCGAGCCATCCCACTTGAGGAAGTCGCCGCTCGACGGCGACGGCGCTGTGACGTTACCAATGTTGTCAAGCGACATATCCCCAGCGACGGTTGACGGCGCTGTGTGCTCCCACAGTAGCGTGGTGCTGTTGTATTGCAGAAGGTCGTTGTTGTTTACGCTGCCGTTTGCTGCTGAAACATTGTGCAGCTCGCCAAGTTCGTAACCGTTTTGTACAGCAACATAAACTATACCGTTGGCATTGGCGCGGCAAACAACACCGATGAACACAAGATGTTCTGGGCCAACAGGCTTAGTCTTGGTAAACCCGCCATCCTCTGCAAGCCACAGAATGTCTCCAGGTGTGTACCCAGTGGACAGGTTGATGCCGTCTACGTAGCCGCGCGTAACAACTGTGCCTTCAGCGTTGGCGGCCATACTGGTGGCGACAATACCAAGAGTCTTCGATGATGTGGCGTCAGTGTCGTTGTCGGCGCGCTTGACGGTAGCCATATCGCCAGATGCGCCAAAGATGTACACAACCTCACCGACGTTCAGTGTGGTAGCCTCAGCGTTCTTGACGCGGGACACAACAGAAGAGTGCTTGTTGATCCAGTTGGTACCGTTGTACTCTAGCGTGTCATACTCGTTCGGTGTGGTGATGATCACATCAGTCAAGTTGTCCAGTGCGGCGTTCAGCGCGACAGCTGCTGACGACGCCTCGCCAGGAGTGTGGGTGACAGTGATACCTGTGCCGGCGGTCACATCAGCAACATAGTTGCCGGTGGTGTCAGTACCAAGGTCGATAGCATCATTTACCCACGCTGTACCGTTCCACTTCAAGAAGTCGCCAGATGCTGGTGTTGGCGCGGTGACATCGCCAACGTCATCCAGCGCCGTAACAGAAGCCGTCACAGTGCTGTTCACCCAGGCTGTCCCGTTCCAGACCAGAGCCTGACCGTTCGACGGAGATGGTGCTGTCACGTCACCAAGGTCATCCAAGTTAAGGACAGCCGGTGCTGTAGACACAGCTGTCTGCTGCGCAATCCAAGACGCACCGTTATCTGTAGTTGTAAACTTGTATATAGCCCAGTCATTAGCACCTTGCGGAAACGCAGGTGCTGATCCACCGGCCCAGTCAACAGTCATCAAGTTAGACCAGTACAGCGCCCGTCCACCAGTACCGTCCTGCCTGATGATAAGCCAGAAGTCAGCGGCTTGTTCCTCGTATGATACTGTTGGTGCGCCCATCAGCATATAGGTTGTGTTGACAAGAGTGTAATCAAAGTATGACCCAGTGTTGACCTGTGTGGTATAAGGCAGTGTAGAGTTGGTTGCCTGGACATCAGTTTGAATATCCAATGCCCAACCGCCACCGCGATTAGCCATAACGAACTCACCCTTAGACTGAATCCAAGTGTCTGTTGCCTGGTCGTAGCGTACAAGTGTTTTGTTGTTCTTACCTTCAGGTGTGTAGTTGTCAAATATTTTACCGCCGCCAGGCCACCAAGCAAGATCTCTACCGTTAGTACAGTTACCTGCAGGGTAACCGTTGATGACGCGGCTAACAGCATCGACACCACCAGCATAGCCGACGAGCGGCCAGATAGTTCCACTCTCAGCCTTTGGACCATACCAAGTCCACAGAGCTGGGTTTACGTTGTTGGTGCGCAGATAGTAGTCACCAATGTTTCCTGTCACATCGGTAGGTTCCGCAGATCCAGCAGTATACCCGTGTTCGGTCCACTGCTCAAACACGGAGGACAACACAGGGAACTCAGAGGTCTGAGTTCCAGGCTCCTCCACCTCTAGAGGCGTATAGTAGCCATAGCCGACAATGTTACCGTACTGGTCACCATACGTTATTTTGATAGTGCCGTCTTCGAGAGTTTCAGTAGAAAGAATATACATAGGTTATACCTCCAACCTAAACCACGGTAGTTTGTACTCGTTTGCCAAGTACTTAGCTGCGGTTCGTTTCCAGTTAGCATTTGATTGGCTAAACAACTTGCCATTTGTGTTGGCTGTCGTAGACTCTGTGGTATATGTACCGTAGTTTACCCTACCATTTGTGTCTGCTACCTCAGCCTCTGAACTAGAACGTGTCCTATTGTACGTTATCTTTAGAGTGGTGCTGTTGACGCTGGCTATTGTGTTTATGCCATCGTATCCTAGACCAACATCTGTTACGTAGATAGTGCTACCTACAGTGAGACCAGTGACAGAATCCATGGTGAGAGTAGCAACAGTACCAGAGTGAGCGCGCTTTGTTGTTGTTCTGTACGAAGGAGACTTCCAATACGTGATGGTCTTGGTGGCCTGATCCACAGAAAGAAGATCCAGTGTAGCATCGTACCTAGCGTCTCCAAACCCAGATACAGCTACCTTAGTTCCAGCTTGGTCGCCAACCTGCCCGTAAAGATTGTCCACATTGTTCATCACAAGGGTGGCAATGCCGTTGCTGTAGGAACGAGATACACTGGTTTTTGGAGTGTCAGGTCCTTCAAAGGATGTCGGCGGGCTGTTAAGAATGGTCTTGGATACATAGCTAGTATCGCCAACCTGCGTAGTTCCAACGTTAAGAATGTACGATGGAGAAATACCAAAGTCTGCAACACCGGTTGCGCCAGCAACCCTATAGTTGTACAACTTGATTGGTGCGCTTCCGCCTGATGCTAGAGCAACGGTAGCGTCAATGATAGTGTCCTCAGCGTAGTTCACGCTGTAGACTTTTACCAGACCAGGGTTACCAGTATTGGCAATAGTTACTGGGCCAACGCCAGTAGAAAGCCTTACTATCTCACCGCTGATTAGATAACCAACAGCATAAGCTGTGCCTGCCACAAGAGAAATAGGAGATTCCAAGAGTTTTTGAGAAACCTGATCGTCAAAGTTGAAAATGGTAAAGTCGTCAGGTGTCTGACCAACCAGAGTAAAGTTGGTTGCTTTGTTGTTTGCATCTAGTGTGATTCTGTAAACCACAAACCAGCGCTTACCGCCATACTTCAAACCAGCGTTACCAGAGTCTGAATACCTAGCACCAGTTGTAGATGTACCAGCAGCACCACCAGGAAGGTAGTAGTTGTTGTTACGGTAGAAAGTTCCACTAGTTGATATTGGCTGATTGTTGGCGTCCAGGCGCATGAGCGCCCAACCCTTGGCGTCTGTGGTACTGTTTAGTCTTGCACTACTAACCTTGGTTATAGTCATGTCGTACTTGGCGATGAACGTCGCAAGGTACATCTGATTTTGAATAACGTTGGTAGTACCACTAGGAATACTTCTGGGGTATGAGTGAATATACGACCTGGTTGAGTCCTCAACGTTGTTGAAAATGTCGCGACTCTGCCACTGGCCCGAGCCGCTGTCAAACGCCAGCACCGTACCTTCGGTAGGTGCTGGAACTGTCACATTGGACAGGTCGTCCAGGCTGATGGTTTCGTCCAGCGTCTGCTGATAGTCAAAGGTAAAGAACGGCATCAGCCCACACTCCCATACCGCAGGTCGGCTGTAGCATCGCTGACAACACACACAGAAGCCCAGGCATCCATCTCACGCAACGTGTTAGGAAACTCATAGCCCATACCAGGCAGCAGCTTGAACCCATTGTTGGCTGACACAGACAAATCGGGCCCGAAGTACACTACGCCAGGCCCAAGGTTTTGCAGAAGAGGACGGGCATTATTGCCTATAGGCAACGACACAGCAGAAGTGGTCACAGTAATCTTGACCATCAGCCGTTCTTCCTGGACTCGAGCTCAGCGCGAAGCTTCGCGTTCTCTGCTCGGAGCTCCTCAACCTCCCGCTCGAGCTCCTTGATACGACGATCCTTCATAAGGTCAGAGGTGCGCAAAGCAGCCACCTCGCTGCGCAACTCGTCTAACTCCCGCTCAAGACGAGTCAGCTCCTCGCCACGGGCATCAAGGGCAGCCTGCAAAGCAGACACGGCTATCTCCACAGCAGCCGTGACCTTAGAATCCAGGTCATCGAGGCTGAGCACACGACGCAGAAAAGCCTGACCGGTCTTGGACTTCAAGACAGCCCAAAGACTACCGGCAACAGCAGCCAGCGGTCCAGCGAAAGGTATGACGTCGTTAGGATCCATAGTTACATTCCCGTGTCCTCACCTATAAGCCCTGTCTCGACAAGGCTTACGGCCTCTTGAAATAGCCCTGTTCAATAAACTGTGCCGTCAACTCTGGCCCAACACGGCGCACAGAGTCCCGCACCATCTGCTCATCCAGACCCATATCCCCTACGGCCCTGTCAATCTGTGCGCCAATCTCGCCGACACGGCTCCGCAGCTCGCCGGCAATCTGCTCCTCAGTCAGAGTGGCAGTGTTCAAACCCAAGATCTGCGAACCAAAGTTGCTCAGCCAGCGGTCACGCTGGTCCTGGTCACCAAGACCAAACAGGCGTTCCATAACACCGATAGTTGGGATAGCGTCCCTAACAAAATCCAGACGTCCTTGCCCAGCGACCTGCTCCCCTTCAGGGCTGAGCCGCACGTCGAACGCGCGCTCAGCAACCCCACCAACAACCGGCACAGCACCAAGAGCTTGCAGCCAGGCTGGTGCGGTCTTGCCTCCCTCTTTGTACGATGCGCCAGTTACAATGTCTTTTCTGGTTAGGGCCTCAATAGGCGCGCGAATAACAGGGCTTGTACCACCGACAAACTCCATAATGTCTGGTACGCCCTTAGCACCAAAGTACTTTTCAAGGTCAAAGATCGGGGACTCTGGGCCGATGGTCAGCTGCTTGCCGGCAATCTTAGAGCCGATAGCCCATCCGAACTTTTCGTTAATCCACTCGGGCATCCACTCGTTGTACATAGCCTCGTCTGTGCCGAACGCCTCTTTGGCGTTCTCGTTGAGGCGCATAAACGCGTTAATCTTGCCAGGTTCGTAGATTATGGAACGGAAAGCCAATGGGATAGAGTTACGTGTCCACGTGTAGAACGGAAGGATGTTGCGCATATATTTGCGCTCAAAGTCAGACAAGTTGCTGTAGTCGAAGTGCGTGCCCTTCATAAGGAGAGACGCAAGTTCCTTTCCTGCCTCATCAGCACCATACTTACGAACACCATTTGAAATAGCGGCTGTGCGAAGATACTGCTCTGCGTAGGTGTTGATAGTTTTGGTTGACTTACCAAGAGGGTTGCTGCCTGCCACAGTATCAGCGGCCTTGCCAAGACGGCCCAGCTCTTCACGAGTCTTGTTTGGATCGATGATACTAAGTTCCGCACCAGCATAGCGGCGCACGCCCTCAGACAAGTTCTCTCCCTCATATGCCGGCAAGATGTTAAAGGCGTCAAATACCTGTCCTTCGTCACGAGCTGCTACGTACACATCGTAGGCGTTTCCACGACCGACCCTAACTTTTGACAACGAGTCAGCAAGCTCACGTTCCACAAAATCTTCTAGGTCCGCACCGAACAGTTTCAAATCCTCGGCTTTCTTCAAAGCCTGGCGGCGCCCCTGCACAATAGCGTTAGCTACCTTGTAGTCACCACCTGTCACGCCAAGCATAAAGTTCTGCCACAGACCAGACTGGGCGTTTCTGATAGCGAACCCAGGGCCGCGACCGAACGTCGCGGACGCACGCCAAAACCGCATATAGTTGTCGTACGCTTCTTCGACAGTCTTGCGCAAAGGAGTCTTCGCACGGTTCAACACAACCATCTTGTTTACCGAATCAAGAATCAACTCTGTAGCAAAGTTATCCTGCAGCATATCTGGCACCACAGCACCAGCTACACCCTGACCTACTGCACGCAGCCCACGAGCCGCCAACACCTGGCCAGCCATATCAACTTGCGGTGTGACCGACAGAATACCTGCACGTGTGAAACTGCCAGCCTCATCAATCTGACCAATCTGATCACTGATACCGGCTGCGGTTTCACGCAGACCAGCGGCTGTCTCCAGCAGGGCCTCGTCCGCACCGGCTTTGGACGCAATGAACTCGCTAGCTTCATCCAAACTGCGGGCATAACGCAGCAAGTCTGCGTCAGAGCCAACCTGCTGGGCGATAAACTTGTTGGCCATCTCTCCAACCAGGCCACGAGACGAAGCCTCACGTTTTGCGGCAATAAGACCAGCAGCTTCCTTAGCGGCAAGCAACGCCTCTTTGGCTGTGCCGGCATACCGTTCAGCGCGTGCAATAGTAGCTTGAGCGGCTTTTTGCGCCTCATCAGTGGCTGCCTCACCAAGCCCTTCTCGTGCCGCAGCAGCGAGACGCTGCGCGGACTGCAGACGCCCAGACTGAATGTCGATCAAGGTGTTGACCATATCGGACACCAGATTGATATCGTTAGCATCAGTAGGGTCGAGCAGCTGCAGGAACTTCGTGGTAAAGTCCTCAACCGACAAGTTGTTGAACACGGTCTCGTCCACACCGCGGGCCGCCATAAGGACACGTTCAACGTTAGGCTGGTAGGTTACACCACGACCAACCTGCCGCAGCACACCACGGTTTTGTAGCTCCTGCACAAAACGACGCTGAGACAAAGCACGGCTCATACCCTCAGAATAGTTTACCAGAAGTTCCATAGGATCGGTCTCGAACACGTCTTCAAGAACTGTACGGTCTGCTGCGCGCACACGAGCATTAGCCTCGGCAGGGTTCAACCACCGCCGGCGCATCACACCGTTCTCGTCAGGCTCCAACGTAGAGAACTTGGTACGGCCCTTCAACGACTTCCATTCGCGCGCCCCACGGCCAGAGGCTACAACAGGCAGCTGCTCCCTCAAAGCTTCTTTGGCTTCTTTGGAAAACATCAAAGGCACATAGTCGTCAAGTTCCTGGAACTTGTCACCGAACACCTGCTGTGCCTCATCAGCGTACTCGTCAAACAGGTCAGTCATACGCCGTGCAACAGCACGAGCCTGGTCGTCCAGTTCCCTCTCAGCCACAGAAAGCGTCGCATCCTGCGCGCTTTCCAAAGCCTGCCGGTTCAAGAAGTACCGTTGAACAAGTTCCTTAGCCTGCGCTGGTGCACCCTTCTTGTATGCGAAGTCGTGCAGCACGCCAACCACAGAACCACCCTTGGCGCGGAACTGGGCAAGACGTTTAGCGTTGTTCTTCGTTGCGGTGCGCAAAGCATTGTACTCGTAGAAGCCACCCAACGCTGGGTCCTTCTTGTACAGGGAGGACATAGCACGCGCATACGCCTGTCCGTCCTTACCTCCAACCGCTGTAAGAGTAGCGTTGATAGCGTTGCTGATTTTGTTGTCGCCAAAACGAATAGCTCTACGGGCCTCGCCAAGTTCATCAAGAAGTGGCGCAACGCCAGCGGCCTTTGTAAGAGAGCCGCCCTTACCTACAGTCAATGTACGAGTAAGACCATACTCGTCCTTTAGCAGAGGGATACGGAAACCAATACCGCCCTGCATAACTTTAGGAACAGTGTTCTCAAAGATGTCGTACCCAGCGTCATCCCCAAGGTTCTTAGTCAACGACTCTAGAAGACCACGCGAACGAGACTTAGCATATCCTTCTGCCATGTCCGCCCCAAGACGTTGCGCGGCCTTTTCAAAGATCGCATCATCACCAGCGTCCAACAAAGCTTTACGTGCAACATCGTCCAGACCGCGAGTAGCCAACTCCTCAACAGCCTCACGTCCAATCTTCTCAGCACCCTCTTGCAAAGCTTTCTTAGCGATTGCCTCAGTAGCCTGAACGCCGGCCTTCTTGGCTATGCCACCAGCACCAAGAGTTAGATACGTGGTTGGGTCAGCAAGTACGTCACCAGCAAAAGCGCCAGCAGCTTTCAGGTACTTAAGCCAGCGTGATTCACCTTCTCTGAACTTAAGAAGTTCAGTATCACCAGCACCGTATCCTTCGCTAACCTGGCGTGTGAAGTCACCCCACGACGCGTCGCCAGATCCGACCGCGTCTGACAGTTCCTTCAAACCAGAGAACACAACAGCACGAGGCTTATCAAGGATACCCAGAGCAGAGGAGAGAAGACCCTTGTCTTCCTTCTCCTCCTGCCCAAGGGCTGCAAGAACGTCCTGCGAACTTGTATATGAGCCGGCAGCAGTGTTCAAAGCCTGGGTGTCATATTGCGGGCTTACAGCGCCGCCGCCAATCTCAAAGAGTTTGCCTGTACCAAACCCGCGTTGAGCAAGTGAAAAGAAGTCAGTCGGCCCGCTGGTGCTAAGGCCGACACTCTTGAGATATTGCTCCCAAGGTGTAGCCATTACTTACCTACAGTCAGCCTGATGAACCCGTCAGCACTTGTCGGTAGCCCAAGACCACCCTCTCTAACTGGTGCTTTCCAAGCATCGTACACAGCGTTTCCACCGTATACCTCGGTTAGCGACTTCTTGGTATTGTCCACAAGAGCAATAGCCTCGTTTTCACGCTGCTGCTGCGTATAGTCCTTATAGTTGCCAGTCTGGTCAGTCATGATGTAGTTTACCTGCAGACCAAGGTTGCGGACATCTCCAGCCATAGCTGCTGTGTTAACAGAAACAGTCTCAGGTTGGCCCTTAACCGTCTTCTCAATAATGAAAGAGCCCCACTCTTGCATAATGGGTTTCTTGTTCTGGTCAAGAAGTGGCTTACCTGTGTTAGGATCCTTAGCAACTTGCTTGGAACCAAAAGCTGCGCTTAGACGTGCCCCGAGAGGAACAGACTCGATGCTGATATTTGGTGTAGTAACAATAGTAGCAGCTTTAGCGCGTGCAGCGGCAGCAGCCGCGGCAGCGCGACGCGCCTCCTCCTGCTGACGCTGAATCTCAGCCGCACGACGCAGACGGAAATCCTGCAACTCAGCCTGACGCTGCTGCTCAAACGCAGCAAGCGCCTTCAAACGCTCAGACGCAATAGCAGTCTCAGCGGAAGTCTGCGCCATTGACAAGTCACGCAAAGCAGCCTGGTTCAACAGCTGCTGCAAAGCCGTAGCAGACTGTGTAGCACCACCAGTAGCAGCACCAACCTCACGGATAGCCTGCTCATCAGCTATACGCTGCGCAGCGAACTGCTGCTCGAGAGCCGCACCAGGGCCACCACCAATAGCGGCTGCAGCACCACCCTGCTCAGCCATCTGACCAAGAGCCTCAGTGTAACCAGCACCAGTACCGGCAAGAGCCTCAGCCTGCTGCTGCGCAGCCATCTGAGCCAAAGCCTGATACTGCAGATTAGCCTGACCCTCAGCAGCTTCCTTAGCTGCCTTAGCGGTAGCAATCTGCTCCGCCAGATACTTTTGCTGCACATCAAACTGTTCAGCGTTGAACTGGCGGTTCTTCGCCTCCTCAATCAGCTGATCGTACATTGTCTTCATAGGTGTAGCAGCAGGACGACGTCCACCACCGCCACCCCCAGATGTTACCTTTGGAGTTGTAGCAGGACCAGCAGCTAGGCTAGTCAAAGGAACGTTGCTGTTTACAGGAGTAGTTGCCACAACACTGTTCACAACCTCTTTTACCTGCTCAGGGGTAAGGCCGATACCACCAGCAGGATTCTTGCCAGTTCTAATGAACTCCTTGATCTCCTCAGGGCTCATCCCAGCAATAGGCTTAGTGGTGACAGGAGTGCTCGACTGCACCACAGTACCATTAGGAAGCTTCGTCGTGGTAGTCTTGTTTGTGGACTTACCACCGGTTTCTTTAGGTTTAGACATTATCGGACCCCCTGAACAAAGTTGGCAACAGGATTGATACGAGCCAGAAGCGTACGCTGCGCCGCGTCACGGCGCGCACGAGCCTGCTGCTCCATCTGCTGATACGCAGACAACGCAGCCGCCAAACGAGCTTCCTGCTCGCTCAACGCCTGCATCCCCTGACGTTCAAGAACACGACGCTGGTACGTCCCCACACCAGCACCACCAAAACCACGGGCAGCCATCTCAGCCGCAGAGCGTTGACGCTCCAACGCATTCTGGTAAGCGGCAGCGTTCTGAGCTGCACGGCTCTCAATGGTAGATGCTCTACGACCGCCGGCCGCCTGCTGCAAAGCCTCAGCAAGCGTCAAGTTTGCGGCCTGCTCCTCCTCAAACAGACGGGCCAACTCGTCACGAGACAAACCAGCAGCAGCACCGACAGCTGATGCAGACCCACCGGCACGGGCAATACGCTCAGCCTCAGCCATACGCTGAGCCTGCAGCTCCTCCTCTGTAGGACCAGCCGGTGCAGCAGGAGCATCCTCAGTGGTAGGGATCACAATGTTGCCAAAATCAACGTTTGAGAAGTCAAGGCTGGGAAGACCAAGTTCGGCGCCAGTAGCAACAGACGGCATAGTAGGACCAGTGACCTTGTTCTTGGTCTTAACCCACTTTTTGGTCTTCTCATTGTACGACCAGTGCATACCAGGGCCGGCAGGGGTAGACGGCTTAGCCGGCTTGGCAGCATTAGCCAGCTTCTTCTCAACCGTATCAGCAGACCCTGATGGGCGGGACGACACCACAGAATCCACACGAGACGGCGACACAGAAGCCGGCGTCGACCTGGGGGGAGTCACCCTGTCAGGTACAATACCGCCAACCCTGGACGGGGTAGGCGCAGGTTTAGCAGGGGTTGTTACCTTAGAAGGGGTTGTTACCTTAGAAGGGGTTGTTACCTTAGCAGGGGTTGTTACCCTGGCAGGGGTTGTTACCCTGGCAGGGGTCACTGGCTTTGGAGTGGTCGACCTGGGGGCAGCCGGCTTCGTCTGCGCAGGCGCAGTACTCGTAGTTTTCTTAGGTGCTGGCGGCTTGGGCGGCATTACCTGTGACTCCTCTACCTATAGACCCAGCCCCGACAGGGGTTTGGGAGCGGTTTGTTATATAGTGATGGCATTAGACCAGTCAGAGAAAGGACCTTGCCCGTCCGCAGTTACGGCAGCCACCCGAACAATGGACGTAACACCAGCCCCAACACCAACATAACGTATAGACGTATACGGCCAGTTGATGCTCAACTGTATGAAAGAACCCCCATTATAGCTTCGTGTAACAGTATACCCAGTTATCGTGGTACCATTTGCTGCTGGGGCGTCCCAGTAAACATCCAAATATACTGAACCAGACTCAACAACTCGGTAAGCCACAGGAGCAGCAGGCTTAGACGGAAGGCCTATATACGTAACTGCCTCAGACGTAAGAGACCACACACCAGACAGCGTACCACCGACAATAGCCCTAACTCTAAAGTAGTATGCCGTCAGGTGTGTTAGACCAGTAACCACGGCACTGCTGTTTGCGACATTGTACACTATGTTAGCCGGCGTAGACCAAGTAGACTGATCGGTGGACTGTTGAACCTCATACCCAGTTATGTTATAGTCATCCGAATACGGGCGCGTCCAGTCCAACGCTATTGAGCCGGCGGTGCTTGTAACAGACACCCAACTTGGCGTGTCGCTGATAAGACTGTTTCCACCGATAAAACCCCTATGGAAACCCATTATACCTTCAGGTCTCCTACCAAGACATATGTGTTGGCCGCAATGCAAATAAGTGTAGCCGCAGACCACTGAGACTGAAGGCGCCGACCAGGCGTGGCGTTCAGTGTTACAGGTTGTGTAGGAGTACCTGCGGCAAGAAAACGCACCTGAGCATCCGAGCCTCGAATAAAGTCTATGCTCTGCCCAGGAGTCATAGCAAGGTCGTGTGTCACAGTTACCTGAACCTCACCAGTTGTCAAAGCTGTTACAACCAACTTGCCAACATCGCTCTTGGTTGGGAGATAGATAGTCTCATTGGTTGGCCTGTACATAACAGTCTGTACACTGGCCCACCCAGAGACAGTCTTCTCCGTGGCTACAACATAGTTTACAGAGTCTTTAGTCAACAGTAGTACGCTAGTGTTAGCAAACAGTGTGTTGCCTGTCCAGTTCTTGAACTGCACAATAGAGCCAGACGCGGTTCTTGCGGAACCGCTCTGGCTAAAACCATCATACGACGTTACAGTAGCTAGCTGAGAAGACGGTACAGAAGCCATCTGCGCTTGCAGCTCGTCAATATCACGCTCTACAGAGCCGTTGTCTCCGCTGAAGATATCGGACATTACTTCCTCCGCGGGACTTTACCGTGCTTGTAGACGGTCACACCCTCCACCATTACGTCGCCAGTGAACACAAGATCGGCAGAGAACTCGACAGATGGGCCCTGGGCTGGTGCAACAAGCTCCCCACGTTCTACCACAGTAGTGTTCAATGTTGCAGTAGTGCTGTTGCTGGACTGCGCCAGAGCTGGCGTATCCCGCACAACAATACTCTTCAACGTGCCGGTTGTAGAGTTATACACCTGCTTTACACGCACACCAACACGATGCCAGAAAGACTTGGCATAGTTGTCGTCACCCTGCAACGTAGCAGTGGACACTGTCAGATCTGGGTATATAACTGTTTGCGTGTATATATTAACTGTTCCAGAACAAGAGAACAGCGGGATATTGTAGTTCACCCCGAGCCCATACGAGTCGGTGCGTATTCTGTTATTTGCTGTGTCTTTAAGGGGCGCCACTACACGATAGCCATCAAATGGCTCTCCAACACCTGATATATAAACGACCGTTCCGCCAGGTATATTTGAAACAGGGTATGAGGTACTTAACGTTAACCAGCTACCGTACTGTAAAGGGTATTCATCATCATTACCAGCAGAAGCGTGAGTTACTGCTATCCTAGTGTGGTTATTGCTTCTTATGGAACCCCTGGAAGAAGACAGGTCTGATTCTGTTTCACTCATAACCAAACTGTAAACCCTAGAGTTGCTGGCAATAAAGTACAACCTGTTCCCTACATCGACCATATGCCTTGGAGCTATACGAATAGCTCTCTCGTACTGAGTTGGGGAACTAGAGAGAGGAAATGGATACACAAGCTCCGACCAAGCGTACGCGCCGTCCTCGAGTTGCTTCATCACATACCATCTAAATCCCCTGGACAAGAAAATATAATCTTTGTACGAATACACTTGATCATACGCTGGAAGAGAACCGGCAACTGTCATACTGAAAGGCTCAGTATAGTCATAGGACGCGGAAGATGCCTGCTCAAACTGGATTGGCTCGACAGACTTGAAGTTATCTAGCCGCGCCGTCTGATTGCCGTTAGTGGCATAAACACCACCGTCTTGTCCAAGGTAAACGGCGGCCGCGTTCTTTGACCAATAACTTGCTCTTGATGGTGTTAGTATGCTATCTACACTTTTACTCCCAATAGCGCCTTTTACTGTCTCTACACGAACGTTGATAACTGCCTGGTCATCTGCAATATATCCTAGAGAAGTACCGCGCAAAAGAATAACAGCATCTTTGCCAGATGAACTAGTGATAACCAAAAGCCCATCCTCAACCGGCACGAACCCAACAATCTGTGCATCAGGAGGACACACGTCCGCCGTAAAAGCAAACGGATGGAACTGGTCTACAGTACCAGGCTGAGAGAACCATATACCGTTACGATAACGCTTCAACGTGCCAGTTGTAGTTGGCGATGGGGCGCTAGGAAAACCATTAGCGCTCGACGTTGCCTTGTTCTCCAGGAACTTTGCTTTCCAAGCCAAGATGTACGTCTTGTACAAGGCAATGTAATCAGTGCCGCGGTTGGGCTGGATAGTAGCGATGGCGGTAGGTGGAAGAATGGGGTATACTTTTGTAACAGTCCCGTCAACGTCTGCTGTGCTTCCCTGGTTTCCTGCAGTGGTAGCAAACGTTATAGTGTTGCTACCACTGTTCACGCCGGTAAGAACACGATAGCCATCATATCCAGTACCAAGGTTTGTGATGTATACAGTGTCACCTATTGACAGGTTGGTCACAGTGTTAACTGTTACAGTTGCAACAAGAGAGCTAACCGACTTAGTTGTTGTGGTCTTGTTTACTACTGGGTTGGAGCTGTTGTAGGAGTCTTTTGCTGCAAGCCAGTCTTTATATGCGCCAACGTACAGATCGTAGGCCTCAGAGTGAGCTTTTTCAACCTCTACTGGGTTTGCAAAATACTCTACGTCGCCAAGAATAAGTTGACCACGCCACCACACACCAACATTTGCTTTTGGCATAACACCTGACGACACCACGAGAGCACCGCCGTTGTCCAAAACACCATCGAAGTTTGCATCGGTGTCAGACGTTGCAGACGGCAGCACATTAGTATACTGGTTTACACCAATAGTTCCTGAACTGGTGATGTACACAATGTATGAGATTGTGGACGACGTATTTGCTGGAGTGCCGCTTATGAGTACAGCGTTAGTGGCTGTGCCGGTGCTATCACTGTATGGTAGATTACATATAAACCTTGGTGCCTGCTTGTCCGTAAGACCAAAAATCGGAGCAGTATACGTTATCGTACTACCGTTATACGTAACATATTGCCAATCTGAGTAGACTAGGTCCTCGGAGTAACCATCAGCCAGTGGGCTTGTGTAGTTTTTCCCATCCCACAGCCTTTGGTATTTTATAAAACTAGTCGTGTTAGAGCCACTTGTTGCCTGTCCAGCCTGCGTGCTGTCTAGATATGTACGTGACAGTTTTTTTGAAACAAGCTTCCAAGAGTTTCCATCTTTTACAAACGCCAACAAATAGCTTACATCAGACGGACCAACCAGCGCTGCCAGCGACTGAGCGCGATCATCATCATCTTCGCTCAAACCTAGGTCCATCCAGTGCCCAACCTCATGGATAGCCCACTGGCTGCGCAACGTGCGTGCATCCTCAACGACGAACCCCTTCAAACGGGCCCACTCGTTAGGCTTGAAATCAGCAGCCGAGAAACGTTCCTGCTGACCGCCACTGAAATCCGAAAGTTCGAACTTCTCCACGATCAGTTACCGAGCCTGGTGTTGCGCCCGTTTCTCCACGAAATACGACCGCCGAGACGGAGAGTGGACTTGTCACGGTTCGACAGATACTCCTCACGCATCTGCTCCAGCAGCTCCTGGAACTGACCGCGATAGTATTGCCGGCGCTCAGTGTCATCGCCCTCGGCGATGAGCACGCGCACAGCAGCACCATACGCCACGATACCGTGGAACTCGGAATCGAAAATAGGTGACGTAGGAGATGGAGTGGCGACCAAATCAGACACAACAGTCAGATAGTCAATCTTCAACGTTTCAGACCCTGGTGCAGGATAAAAGAAAATGTAGCCGTTCTTCGTAACGAACTCTGTTGCATCACCAGTGGACCAGCTGCCATCAATGTCGTTGATGGTGTAGCGTGACCGCTTCGTCAACACACGGCGATCGTCAGCAGGGTCATCCTTATACACCGACAAGATACGGTTCTCACGGATGTTCGGGCTGCTGGTAGGCAACTGGATGCCAGTGGTCTCGCTATACCCAGCGGTAGACAAAGAGTACGTAGCAGTAAGCCAGGGCCAGTCATAAGCCCTGCAGACATCCCTATACGCCTCGTTGATATAGACATCCAGAACCGCATCCGTCAGGATGGCGGTGCTCGACACACCAGTCAACGCGCGCACTCTTGACCGAAAATCAGTAAGGTTCACGCCACACTCCTCTACCTATGAACCCCAACCCGACATACAAGAAACCCCCCGCCATTTGGCGGGGGGTTCCAAGTTCATCCAGCCAGACGGCTGGGCCAGATTAGGCGCTGACAGCCGAGCCGGTTGCGCGGATGAGAACACCGTGAGCACGACGCTCGTTGGTGCCGAATGCGAGCACCGTAGCGAGCGGGGTGATGGTGTCCAACGTGTTCGGCACAACCTGAGCCTCCATGACCTTCATGAAGTTGCTGTTCAGGTAGCGGGCGATGAGCGCATCCTCGTTGAGGAAGTACGCACGCTTCGTCGGCGCATCTGGATCGAGTCGGACGGCCATACCGTCGAACTTCAGTTCCTGGAAGCGGGACTCAGCAGTTGCCAGCTGGGTGTAGCGGACGTTCTCGTCGAGCTTGTTCTCGTACTCCTCGTAGACGTCACGGCCACACACGATGGCGTTCGGACGCTTACCAGAAGCAACGAAGATGTCGTTCGACACGGAACGGAACGCCTGGAAGATGTCCAGTCCACCGTCGCCGGTTGCAGGGATGTACTTACGGGTCGAGGACCACGGAAGCAGACCAACCTTACCGGTGGTGTCGTTGCCAGACCCGATGACGGTCGTGTTCGTGGTTGCGTAGGTGACGGTGGTCACCGACGTTGCGTACGAGATCGAAGCGATCGGGAACACACCGTCCATGCCGCGGCCGAGACCAGAAACCGACATCAGCGAGCCCACGATTGCGGGAGACGCCTGGTCGAGTGCTGTTCCGTTCGCATCCACGAAGTTGCCGGTCAAGGTGAGGGTGACAACACCAGTGCTCGCACGTGCGACAGTCGCGGTTGCGAGAGCAGGAGCGTTCCACTTACCAACACCAACAGCCGCACCAACGTTTGCATCGGCAGGGTTACCGACGTTCACGATCTGGTCAAGGGTGAGGAAGTGACCAGCCACGAGCCCACCGTTACCAACGCGGTAGTGGAGGTGCTCAGCCATGTACTTGGCGTGGCCGCCGATTGCGGAGTCGAGGTGAGCCTTCGCAAGCGAAACGACAGCCTCAGGGCCGCTGTTCTGCTGAAGGTCAGACCACGCAACGCGAACCTTCGACACGAGCGGCTTCGCCCAGTCGTACTTCACGTTACCGACAACTGCGCTGTCGACGCCAGCGATGGAGGTGAAGTTGCCCGAAGAGTCGGTCTGGGTGGTGGACCCGAGCGTTGCTGCGACGGGAACGATCACCGAAGTACCGGTTGCGGACTTCACGTTCTTCTTGAAGAGGTCGAGCGTCGGGTGCGACGTCATGACCTGGTCGACCAGAGTCTTTTCGATCTTCTGGACTGTTGCTGAGAGGAGTTCCGAGAACTCCGAGTTTCCGATTGCCATTTAGGTTTCTCCTTGTTGTAGTGGCTTCGACTGGAAAGGGAACCGTATCAGGCTTTTCAGCCCTTACCGGCAGTGAGCTCGTTAAACGCTGCCCAAGCCGCATCCTCGATATTCCCAGGCTTCGGATCTGAAACCGAGGTCTTCGGGGATGACTTCTTAGTCACCGCAGAAGTTGCTCTCTTTTTGTCGGAAGTCGGCCGCTTAGCCTTCTCCGACTGGAGCTGCTCATACCGCCAAGCGGCATAGGCCTTCTCCAAGTTTGTGATCTCGCTGTCACGGGCAAACTCGAGGACCGCAACCTTCGTTGCGAAATCCTGCGGGTCCAAACCGTTACGTGACACCACAGAATCCCACTGGCGTTCGAACTCGGCAACCGCGTCCTGCAACTCGCGCTCCGTTTCTGCGGATTGCGTCCGTTCCAGACGGTCCCGTTCCTGCTCATCGAGCCGCCTGCGGAGCTCGGCAACCTCACTCTCACGCTTCGCTTCGACCGCCCACTTCTCCTGGACATCTGGCGTGATACCGAACGTCTCAAGAAACTTGGGATCCAACGCACCGTTACGGGCAAGCTGGACAATCGTTTGCGCTAGCGCAGTTGTGGGGTCATCGACATCCTCAAGGAAGCCGGCGATAACACCAACAGGGTTTTCCTCCCACGCAGACGCCAGTTTCTCCACGTACTCCGTCGAGCCAGAAAGCTCTTCGAACTTCGCTTCGAGTTCCTTGCGTTCCTCCGCGAGAGCCTGCGTCTTGCGAGTGTAGTCAGCCTGACGGAACAGAATGTCCTTGCCACTGACAGTAGAACCGTCAGGGAGCACGAACTCCATGTCTTCCGAGATTTCGACCACACCTGCCTCAGCAGGTTCGTCTTCCTCTGCTACCTCTTCGGATTCCTCCGCCTCATCGCCCTCAGCTTCCGCTTCGAGCTCTTCGACTTCCTGATCTTCCGAGTCCGCCTCTGTGACTTCTGCCACCTCTTCGGTTGTCTCGAATCCGTATTCGGCTCCGAGGCCTTGAAGGGCTTCCGCAAAGACATCTGCAGTATCTGACATTTTTTCCTTTCCGAGTCCCAAGCGCTGGTTGCTGCCCGCGGCAGTCAGTCTCAAGGGTTGTTCGTGGCTATAGAGGGGAAAAATATCCCCTCACCTATATGCGCCAAAATCGACAAAACTCGACACATGCCGAGAAAGTCTTGAAAATAAAGGAAGTTAGTCCTCTTCGACAACAGATGACTTAGGCGTCGAAGACACCTTTTTCATCACCGCACCGTTACAACACGGGCAGTTCATCATCTGCTTCGGCATCGTGCACTTCACCTCAGAACCGCACTGCTCACAACGCCACATCGAGTAGGCTTGACTGTCGTCCGCCTCCTCCTTGCGTTCCATCTTCGGTTCACGGGTAGATTTCCCGTACTCCATCTTCTCATCGGCGTCGTCCTCATACCCGCCCATGGCAGCATTTTTCAGCTGACTGACCAGGTCCTCCAACGCTCCGAGTTTGATAACGAGTTTCGCCATGTTAGAAACCTCCTAGTTCACTCAGCGAAGCCAGACTGCCCTGCTCAACAGGCATACCCAGCGCTTCCTCGAGACCACCTGTTGGGGCCCCAAGATCCTGTGGCAGCGCGCCCATATCGAGCGGCATCTCCCCACCCATACTCAGCTCAGGTGCGGCCGGCTCCATAGGAGCGGCCTCAGGCGGAGGGGTCTTAGTCAACAGATGGTCAGGGTCATACCCGAGCTCGCGGATAGCGTGACGCAACGCCGGCTCAGGATCATACCCATAGTTGGACAGTGTCGGAATGACCACGTTCATCAGCTCGATGGCGCGACCCTGCCGTGTAGCAGGGTTCGCAGCCTCAAGAGACCCGCCCTCGACCCGCATATCGTACTCACCGTACAACATCTCAGCGTCAACATCCGCCCACATAGCACCGTTAGGACCGAGAATACGGACAGGTTTAGAGTCCGTCATGAACTCTTGGCAGAGACGAATCAGCAGGTTGAACACTCGTGACGCAGCCTTCTCCACAGACGCAACCTTGTCCTTAGCGCGCAGCGTAGCAACACCGTCAACTACAGCGGCAGTGTACGCAGCCATACGGTCAGCTCCAACGCCACCAGCCTGGAAGTCGTTGATGCCCAACACCTGACGCATAGCGTCTTCCATCTTGCCCTGAGCAGCATAAATGTCCGACGGCAGCGAAGCACGCGGCACAGGAACAATAACGTCAGACAAAGGCTGACCAGTAGCCGGCAAATCAACCTCAACAACAACGTCAGGTTCGTTCGACTCGAGACGGTCCCGCGCATCACTAGACAAAGCACCCTTAACAGTCAGATACTTGTTACCTGCACGACGCATATTGTCCACCTGCTCGGTGAACACCTCATTCAACTTCTCCTGCAGAGACGCAATGTTCTCCAGATCGCCGAACGCCCAGATCTCGTTCCCGCCATCCTTGTAGTTGCTCATATGCACGAACGGGCTGAAACGATGCTGGAACGGAATGTCGCCCTCGAAGAGAGCCTTCTCGGCTCCCAACTGGAAAACTTTCAACGTGCGGGTCCGCATATCGTAGAACTCGTAGATAGTGGCGTTAGCGAACACCTGCTCGCTGTACTTGTCCGCAGAGAACTGGGTGCCCATATCGCGCTGGCGGGTATCCCCATCCTCGATAAGCAGATCTTCCGTGTTACGCAACATCGGATTAGCTTTGATTTCGTCCACAGGCAGAACAACACGCTGAGCAATCCACCGGCAGTCGTCAATACGGCGTGAGTTCTCAGGGAAGAAAATGTCGTACGGAGAAACATACTCCACAAACGGCTCATCTTCCTCAACGATCTTCTCAGTTACCGGCACATACTCGGCCAGCTCCTCCAGAGAAGCCATGTCCTCACGCCCCTCGGCGCGGGCCATACGGCCCTCAGCCTCGATAACGTCAGCGAGCTCAACATCGAACGTTTCCTGGTCCTTGTTCCGCTCAGCTTCAACGTGCGTCCAGCCAACCTTGCAGAAACCGTTACCAAGAACCACCAAGTCCTGCGCCATATCACGCAGAACAGCCGTAGCACCAGTCCGCAGCCAGTAGTAGTAGCCAACAGACTCCGCAACCTTAGCTGCAACCTCAGCGACCTCGCCACCAGAGTAAGGAACAGCGATAGGACGCGGGTCACGCGACACGATAGACGCAATGATGATGTTCAAATGCGGCAAAACCATGTTGATCGTCTCAAGATCAGCAGGCGACAGACGCTCAAACACCTTGTTGTACGCAACCAAATCCGAAATAGGCTGCGATTTACCGGTACGGTACAACAACTCCAGCGCACGGAACCACTGATGACGGTGCCTGTAGCGGCTCTTCGCATCCTCAACAAGGCGCTGGGCTTCACTAAGCGTATACGGACGCAAACGACCCATCAGAGCGACCTCATCCTTCTGCTACTCGAGCGTTTCATCTCTCTCCACATACGATTGTTCTTCTTCGCCTCCAAAGACCGAATCCTATCAGCCTCCTCAAAGATAGAGGATACAGACAGAACAGGTGCGGAAGGCTCCGACCTTTCACCTATAGGCCCAACCCCGACAGTCGACGGGTCCTCCGACAGAACATACACCCCAATAGCCAAAGACATCACCAAGTCGTCGTGGCAGCCAACGTCCGCGGCCGTAGTCCCGTTCTCACGGCGCACAAAAGTACCCAACTCGTCCCGCAAAAGCGGGTAAATGTTCACCAGACGGCACACCCCAGACTCGTCCCTGTTCACAAACTCGGCCAAACGGTCAATGATAAGCGGCTTCGTAGTGCGAGAAGTAGGGAAACCAAACACAGGGGCGCGACGCTGGCGCGCCGAAGCCGGAGGCAGCCAACGGTACATGTTCGGATAATGCAAATGGTTCTTCAACTTGTCAATAATCGTGATACCGGCACCACCACCAGTAGACTCGACCACCAGCAAAGCAGAAGACTGCCCAGAACCAGCAAAGAACCGGCCCACCCTGTTCAACTCCTCAGCCCAATCACCAGGCTCAGTGCTGTTAGAGTGCATATATCCGACGATCTCCACATCCCCGTTAGGCATCCACGCCAAAATCTGCGCAGCAGAGAAGTCATTACCAACACCGAGAGCAGGGTCAGCGGACAAAACGAACTTCCTGTTGAACGGAATGTCCGCAGGGTGGCACACCAGATGCAGCGGAGCGAGCCAAGACTCATCATCCCCAGCTAAACGGAACACAAAACCGTTCTCAGTCTCCTCAACCCAGCCGTGAACACCGAACTCCTCCGCATCATCCACCGGCGGCAACGCTTGAAAGCGTGGCCGACCAGACTCACGGAACGCCTCCTCATCCGAAGACGGATACTCAGCGTAAAACAGCCACGGCTCAGAGATAAACTCCCGCTTCTTCGCGTCATAATCATCCTGCGAAATCAGACGAGACGCCGACCAAGGCTGAAACAGAGCGCGGAAACCGTTCAAACCGCGCTTAGCATCACGGTAAATCTTCGCAAACTGGTTGTTAGACCCTCGCGCAGTCGAAATGATAATCAACCTACCACCAGCGTCCGTAGTAGGTTTGATAGTACGATACGTGTTCGCAGGGTCATCCATCAGAGCGAACTCGTCCAGAATCACCAGAGACGCCGTTTCACCAGCACCAGCAGTCTTAGTGCCAGCAAACGACTTCACACGGTTAAACGAACCGTCAGGGAACTTGAAAATGATCTGCTTAGCAGCATCACCATCCAAGGTAGGGCCACGAGCTTTCATCCACTCGGGCAAAAAACTGTACATAAACCTGGACATACCAAGGTTCTTGTCCGCCGAATCCTGCGACTTACTGATCAATAGAATGTTCGCACGAGGCCGAAACATACACAGCCACAACGCATACGCCATAGCGAGCGTAGTGAACCCCAACTGGCGGGCTTTCAACACCACCGAGAAACGATCATGGATGAAAGCGTCCAACGCTTCCTCCTGATAATCCCACAGACCGAACAGCTCACGGCCCCGCGAATCCCGCTCAGATTCAATCCACACATACGTGCGAATAAAATAGTACGGATCCTCAGAACACTTCCGCCACTCCAGCTCACGGTACAGCTTCTCCAGCTCCTCCCGCTGCTTGTCATTCACCGGCAGCTCTCCTAGCCAGCTCCGCTTCCAAAGCCTCCACAGGGACCAACTGCACAACACGTTCAATCAGCTGTGCGTCATCCCAGTCGCGGAAATCCGACTTACGGGACGCGTTCTCCTCCTCCACGAAAGACTTACCGAACGTACGGAAATAAGTCTCCAAAGCGGACTTGTCGCCCGCAGCAGCCATCGTGATCAGCTTCGCGCGAATCGCAGCATAGTCACCCTCAGCGGACCCGTCCGCAACCACATACTTCGGGGCGGAAGCAACCGTCGAACCGGCCGTCAAACGCATAGCGTTCTGCTCACGGCGTTTCTCCAACTTCTCTTTGAAGTCGGGACGCGCCTTCCAGTTACGCAAAGTGCGATAGCCGACACCCTTAGCCTCAGCCCACTGAGCGTCAGTCGTAGGCAGACTGCCAGCCAAACGCTGCGTATGGTCCAACAGCAGCCACTCAACATACTCGTCGCGCAACTTATCCAAAGTCTCAGGGCGGCCACCCCGCATCGGTTTAGAACTTTCGTCCATCTCGTTATCTCCCACAGCAACCTCCCAAAACGCGGAGGTGCGCAATCCGAGAGCCCACACTACGCTCGTCAGTGGGGGAGATCACCAACCGCAAAAACGCGATCGGACGCACACTCTCCACCTATAACCACAGGCACGACAAAAACCGTCGAAACACCTCCAGCCCGCCCCGTCGCGGGCCCGCGCCGCAAGCGCGGTGCCCGCTACCGGCGGGCTAGTTACTGGACCGCTCGCGGCGCCGCCGCCCTTAGGCGGGCGGCTGCCGCTCCGCGGCTAGTTACTGGAGGGCTACGGCGCGCGCTGGGCCGCGCTGCGCCTCGCCCATCCCCCCTACCCCCCTTACCTATAGCTTCCGTTCGACACTTTTTCGACACCCCACTTTTAGTCCTTCTGACCACCAGGAAGCCCAAGCGGGGCGCGGGTTTCGTGAGTTATCCACAGGGTTATCCACAGGCTAGGTGTGACAAAAATCACAAAAGATTTACAAAGATTTAACCTTCTGTTAACCTTCCGTTAACCTTGTGTTAACCTTCCAGGATCCGTTCCTCCTGATGGCCAGGACCCCCAGCTGCTAGCCGCAAAAAACCCTCCCATTGGCCACAGCCAGATGCCACCCACCCCCACCAGGTGGCAAGCCCCAGGGCGCCGAAAACGGGGGCTGGCCGGTTTCCCATTTTGGCGAAAAATCTCTGGTCGACAGTATATATATACAGACCTGTGCGGTTGGGGGAAATG